TTATTACTATTGATCTTATTGACATTGTCCCGGCAAACGACCGCCAAACACAGGGTCGTTTTTCTGATACCGACAACCGAGGAACTCAAACTCCTGTTGCCAACTATCTTTTTACCTACGACGTGCCTGTTGCTTACGACCTAATTTACCAAATCATGTCTCACGCTAGGCATCCTCGACATGACAGAGCAATTATGCTCCAGTTAATGAGAAAATTTCCATCAAAGTTCGGGTACTTGGTTGTACCTAATGAACTAGGGACCGAAAGTTCCCGACGTCATATGTTCCTTGATGGATTTACAAAACGGGATACGGCAGATAGCGATACTGGAAACAGACGCCTTCTCCGTAACGTGCTAACAATTAGAGTAATTAGTGAGATGTCTGCTGAGCAGGCTACCGCTAAACTGGCTGTAAGCACCGCTTCTGTGAACACTACAAACTCGAACATCCCTTCTAACTACAATCCGGTTCAATAACTCGCACCTATGTATATAACTAAGGAGATAAATTAATGCCATTTAGTCGCCCTGGGGTTTACGTTCAAGAGACGATTAATCCCGTTCAAACTATTGCTGCACCACTATCAACAACAATTGCTGCTTTTTATGGCGCCAATGACAGAGGCCCATTAACACCAGCTCTTGTTAATAGCTGGAGTGAGTACACAAAAATTTTTGGTACTTACAATACAACTGCTGGAAATGAACTTCCTCTAGCGCTGTACACATTCTTTCAAAACGGTGGAAACCGTGCATACGTTGCTCGTGCCGTAGGTGCGGGTTCAGTATCTGCATTTAGAACCATTAACGACCGCGCAGGTACACCAGCCGCTACTCTTCGTATTCAGGCTCTTAATGCTGGTACTTGGGGTAACGATTTAAACGTTTCAATTACAGACTCAACAACAGCTAACCTATTTAACTTAACTGTTTTTAAAGGTGGAAATACAGATGCTGAGATTGTTGAAACATTTACAGACCTATCAATGACAACATCAAATGCTCGTTATGCGCTGTCTGTAATTAACAGCACATCTAACTTTGTAATTGCTTTAGATCAAGGCTCAGCTGCTACTGGTGGAACTAGAAACCCAGCATTAGTTGCTAACGGAGTGTTAGCTACTGGTGCAAACGGTGGAAACATTGCCAGCATCAGCACCTATTCTGTTTTTGACACAATACTTAACTCACTAACTCTTAATGTTGCAGGTCGTACTGACGCTACATCAATAAACGCAGCAATTACTTATGCAGAGGCTCGCGGAGATATATTTGTTGTTATTGACGGATCAGACCTTCCGGTAGGAAACGCTGCAACATCTAGCACACAGCTAAACCTTGCATCAACTTACACACCAAGTTCGGCTGCCGCTGTCTACTACCCACGTATAATTATTGCTGACCCAACAGTTGGAGTTGGCGGTTCTTCTACCGCAGTACGTAGTATTGGAGCTGGAGGCGCTGTTGTTGGTTTATATGCCGCAACAGATTCATCTCGCGGAGTGTTTAAAGCACCTGCTGGTCTTGGAGCTAGAGTTTCTGGAGCAGTTGCGGTTACCAGCTTAACTAATGCTGAGTTGGATCTTATGAACTCAACAGCTGCACCTGTAAACGCAATTAAGTTTGTTCCAGGTACTGGTATTTGTGTTATGGGAGCTCGCACACTAAAAGCGGGAACTCTAGACAAATACGTTCCAACTCGTCGTACACTTATCTACTTGAAGAAGGCTTTATCAGACCTTACTCAGTTTGCTGTTTTTGAGCCAAACACACCAGAAACCCTGCGTCGTGTTAATTCAACAATTAGCAGTTTCCTCACAGCTTTCTGGTCACAAGGGGGTCTCGCAGGTGCAACACCTCAACAGGCCTATTTCGTCCAAGCTGACGCAGGAAACAACCCGCAGGTATCAATTGACAATGGTGAACTTAACATTGCGGTTGGTGTTGCCTTACAGCGTCCAGCGGAATTCATTGTCATCAAGATCGGTCAGTTTGACGGTGGAACCACCGTTACTGTGGCGTAAAGGAGATAAATAAAAATGCCAAGCAGTATTATTAATCGCTTCTCAACATTAGCGACTGATCCATTACGTAGCTTTCGGTTTTATGTCGAATTCAACAAAGTGGGTACAGACGACGTATTTACAAACAAGATTGAAACGTCTAACTCTGCTACAACAGCAAGTGGACAGTCAAACGGTTGGGTAGGCGGTTTTAGCTCAATCAGTGGTTTAAACATCACTACTCAATCAATTCAGTACCGTGAGGGTGGTTATAACACCACTGTTCACCAGGTGCCTGGAATGACAACATTTAGCCCAATCACGCTACAACGTGGTGTGCTTTACGGAAATGACCAAGCTCAGGCTTGGATGCGTGGATTGTTTGCAGCTGTAGCTGGAGATGGACTTTCAGTAGCAGCTAAGAGCTTCCGCGTTAACATGAAGATCTATGTAATGGACCACCCAAATGCTGGCGCTACAAATGCAAACACCCCAAAAATGGGCTTTGACATCCGTAACGCTTGGATTACACAGTTAAACTACACAGATCTAAACGCAAATGACGGAGCTATTCTTTACGAATCAATGGCTCTTGTTCACGAAGGTTTGTCAGTATTCTTTACTGATGCAAACTTCACACCAATTAGCAGATCAACACTAGCGTAATCAATCAAATAGGAGTATAAAAAGTGGCTGAAATAATTACCGACGCAGAACTTGTATCACAGTACGCTGAAAAGGCTATGAAGGAGCCCGAGAAACTCGTAGAGACTCGGGCCCCTTCCGCCTCTGAAGTTGAATTGCCTGGAGGGTATATCACCCTTGATGGCGTCCTTATTACTACCGCTGAGGTTAGGGAACTAACCGGCGCTGATGAGGAAGCAATTGCAAAAGCAGGATCTACAGCTAAATCTCTTCACGTTCTTTTAGAGCGTGGTTTGGTAAAGCTTGGAGATAAAGAGGTTACTAGGGACGACATTGATCTATTGCTATCTGGAGACAGAGACGCAATTCTTCTTGGAATCCGTAGAGTCACTTTTGGTGAGGCGTTAGACCTAAAACTTCGTTGCCCAAATTGTAACGTTGAACAACAATCCGATGTGCATCTGCTTAACGATGTACCTTTTAAAAGTCTTAAAGACAGAGTAAATGATCGTAATTGGGTTGTTGAAACAAAATTAGGAAAAGTAGCTCTTCGTCTACCAACAGGTTCTATTCAAAAAAAGCTTATGGAAAATACTCAAATGAGCGTTCCAGAAGTAAACACTATTTTGTTAGCTGGCTGTATCACATCAATTGATGGAGAGATGTCTATTGGTAACGCTGGGCCTCTTGCTTTGGGTATGTCAGACCGCTCAAAGATTATTGACTCAATATTAGAAAGAAATCCAGGCCCACGCCTTGGGGAGGTGAGCAAGGTCTGCAAGGCATGTGAGGAAAAGATTGAAATCCCACTTAGCCTTGTAGATTTGTTTCGTCTATAGCCAAGTCACATACGATCTACTTTTAGATCATTATGAGATTTTGACTAGAACGTTTACGGGTTGGACTTTAACAGAGATTAAAAACCTTTCAGTTAGAGAAAGACAAAACTGGTTAGAAAGAGCGCAACGGTTTAACGGAAGGAAGTAGCTGTGGCAGACCCAAGAAGCGGTATGAACCTACCGGCACCACGAGCTTTGCAAAGCCTTGCAAGTATAAAGACTGCTGCGCTCGATGCCGGTTCAGCCGTTGGCGGAGTCCTGCAAAAAGTAAATACTACTGAAAGCCGCGCTGTTGCCGTTTATCAAGGCGGTGGATCTACAAGCTCTAATCAAATTGCACCGTCCCCACGTTTTACTCCGCCAGCTACTCCAATTGTTCCAGTTGCCGGAGGCGGAGGCGGTAGTCGCGGACCTGGATCATTTGGTGGATTTGGGTATGGGGACGACGACGACGATAATAAAGTATTTAAACAACCTATTAGTTATGGGCGTAATTTAACTAATTACGTAAAACAAAACCCAGCCGCTGCAATGCTTTATGCAGGCGCTGTTGGCGCTGGAGCTTTATCCTCTACCGAAGAGGTCACACAAGCAGAGTTAATGTTGCAGGGTGCGGCTTTCTTTTCAGGAGATTACAACGGTAGAGATAGAAAATACAGTGGAAACGTGGAAATGGGATACCCAATTCCTGGTCCAAATTTTAAAAACTTTAGAACCGGCGGAAGTAAAGATTATGAAACTATGGGCCGGTTTCAAAGTGATATATCTCGTACAGGTACAGTAAACAATAAGATGGACGCTATGACGGCACTTGTTGCCGCTCAAAGCTATGGACTTACAGGCGCTAACTTTACACAAGGCGCAGCTGGCGGTTTACAGGGCAGCGTTATGGGTGGTATTGCAGCTGTCTCTAACATTTTGCCGGGTGCGGGAATTGAAGGAACAACAAGAGCATATGGAGCGCAACAAGCTGCTCGAAATGTAAATATGCTTCGCGGTATAGGTATTCGTATTCGTGATGAAGACGGCAATATGAAACCGCCAGATCAGATAATTGATGATATCTGGAAAAAGATTTGTAAAGACTATGCTCAAGCGTACGGCGCAAGCAAAACACCTAGCCAGCGCGAAGTAATGATTGGTTTACAGCCAGGTAACTCGTTGTATTCAATGCTTGATATTTATTTTGGTGGAGACCCAATTCTTCGTCAAATGATGATTAACGGTTTAATTTATAAAGCGCGTACCGGTGGCGCAGCTATTACAAAAGAAACAGCACTTGACGCTGGGGCAACAACTGAGTCTGTTGTAGCCAAGAGTCAGCAAAACGCAACTGCCGCTCAAGGTTTATTTCAAGTAGCAAAAGCTGGATCAGCTGGGTTTAAAACCGCATCACAAACATTAACAATTGGTGGTCTTTTGATGAACCAGTTGGACAATGTAACTGGTGTTTTGAAAGGCGCAACAAACGTAAAGGCATTTGCAGAAACTATGCTTAATGGCGGTAACGGTATGGGGCAAGAT